ACCAGTGTAAAGTCCACCTACAAACTTATCTGTACCATCTGTTAAAATGTCCATATCAGTTGCTGCAGTTTCTACTACAAAAAAGAATGATGCACCTAAATTATTTGTTTGATTAGGATCATCGTCTCTTCCTGGAGCAGTAGCTACGATAGTAGGTAAGGTAAATTTACCATCCGCATCGTTAGTTGTTAAAATTTTACCTGCGTGTGCCGCTACTGTTAAAGTAGTGTCCGCAGTTAAACTAACAACGTTAGCGTTACCTGCTGATATAAATCCTGCTAATGATTGTACAGGACCCGAAAAGGTTGATTTTGCCATAATTTCCTCCGTGGAAATAAGTTCTACTGTCTCGGCTTGTCTGCTAGGTCAGTCTGTAGAACAAGTTAATAAATCCTAGTCTTTTGATTGTATATGAATGCCTACAAAAAGAAAAGGGGAACCGAAGTTCCCCTTTAATGAATTCACGTTAATGAATTAGGCTCCTGGTGAACCGAAGATACCTCTCCAGTCACTCCAACCAAAGCTGTAACGTTCTCTCGCCTTGTATCTTACGTTACCAGTTTCGAAGTCGCCTTCCATACTAGTAGATACAGGAGTTCTAACGAAGTGTTTTAACCCGTTAGGAACATCAGTTTTGATGAAGAAAGCGTCAGTATCTGTTAGATAATGATTTACAACGTAGCCTTCTGAGACCATTCCCATATTTCTAATTGCATTAATATCGTTATCTGAAGTACCAACTCTTCCTGGAGTTTCCATCAATCTATCCGCTACGAATTGCAAAGCAGGTGGAATAATTAATTTCCTTGCTTGTGCATTCACTTTAAGGTTTCTTTCATCCTTAAATCCAGCGATATCAATCAATGATTGCTCTAGAGAAGTTTCATTAAGGTCAGCAGCTGTAGACAGCTCATTACTTAAATCAACGTTCGCAACAGTTGGATGGTCTGTAGCACAAAGCTCTTTTCCATCACCGCCAACGTAAGATGAACTAAAAGCATTGTTTAAAACATTAGCTGCTTTAACTTGCTTAGTTTGTTGCATCGAACGTGCTAGTGCTCTTGTGTAACGTGAAGAAAGTGTGTCGTAGAGGTTATCTTCGATTGCTTCTTCTGTTAACGCAAACGCTAGTGCGATAGTTTCATGCGTGAAACGAGATGTCCAGGATTCTTGAGCTGTATCATAAATGACTGCTGCTCCTTCTCCTTTAGTCGGTGCTTCACCAAATCCACTTAACATTACTTCTTCCTCAAAAGCCCTTTCGGAGTTCTCAGTATCGAAGATGTCTTCGTGTTCGTTATTATATCTCTCATACTCTAATCCAAAGAGAGCATGGAGTCCAGGAACTAGTTCTTTGACTAGTTGTGCTCTGTTAATCGCCATTATTTATCTCCTTAGAATTAAACAGCAAAAGTGTTAGTAGGGAATGTGAATAACCCTCTCGCATAAGCACCGATTTCGTTGCTTGGTTGCGAGGCGAATCCTACACATAACGCTACACCACTTGAGGTTGTTGCGGTTGCCCCTTCCTTTGATCTACCGTTCAATGTTGAACCTGCAGTCGTAGAAAGAGTATATTTAGAGCCGATAAAACTTACTGCTGGTGTTCCAGCTGTAAATTGAGCCTCGTAAACGATCCCAGGATCGTTATAAACGAGAGCTTCTGCATCTGCTCCGCCTTGGGTAGCTGTGTCAGCAGTCCAAACTTTCGAGAAAGTCGGGGTGCCGTCAGTAGCTGTATAGTATACTCCGTAAAATACACCTACGGGTGTGCCTGTCGCTGTGCCTTGGATGACATAACCACTAGATAAATTAACAACATCACCTGAAAAGATTGATGCGTTAGTTGCACTTGCGATTCTCATTTTGGCAGGACGAATAACACCTCCGTACATATGATATGCGGGAGTAAAACCATCTGGTTTATTTGTATTAGCCATTGTTTTCTCCTTTGTCTATATACATTGTTATTATTAATTACTTTGCATCGGTAGGCTTACTACCGAAGGCGACTTTAGAAGTCCTTTGGATATCACTATCTTTAATAGGCATTCTAGCATCACTTTCTCGCATAAAGTTTTGATCTACACCTTGCATTGCGGTATCTGCTTGATCTTTAAAATAAGCATTACGCTCGTCTGCGGTTTCGACTGGAACTTTAGCAAGTATTAATCCTCCGACTCCAATTACTCCAGTGTTGCTACCACTATCAATAGTTGGGGCTTCGAAATCAGGATAGTCTTCTGCTCTCACAGGTTCATATCCCTCTCTAATACGTTTAGACATATTAGATTTATCATCGATTCCTCGAGTAGCTTCACGAATCCACCTAAATTGATATCCAGGAGGAGCTTCGGGTGCGTCTAACATAGACGGGGGAGCCCAAGGCTTTCTGCGAGTTTGAGAGGCTCGTGTCTCTGCAGATCGTGAGTTACGATCAGTATTGACTTCTGTTTTATTTTCTTCGGTCATTTTATACTCCTTCAATATGTCTAGCATATTCTTCTAGTGGCACATTTAGTCTTTTAGCTATTGCTACTTGACTAGGTGTCAACTTAATTTTGCGTGATGATTTTTTACCACTAGCCCCTCGGCTAGAAGCAGCAACCTGTTGCACGGGGGCAGATTGCTCGTTAGAAAACTTGTGTGGGAAATTTTCAGCCATACGTTTATCAACTTCAGAATAATAAGAATCAGAAGTCGGATCAACACCTTCTTCTACTAATTCTTTATGTATTCCAAATGCTGCAAATGTCATTGCTTGGTCATCTCCAAACCATTCATTCTTTTCAGCCCATGCTTCAGCTTTAGGATCTGGTCCTGGAGCTTGTTCTGGCTGTAAGGTAGGTTGATAAGCCTCCACAGGAACTTCCTCTGGTTTTGCTTTTGCCCTAACTTGTTGTTGAGCTTGTAGCCTTCTAAGATTTTCTGCTTCAGCGGTAGCACGAGAAAGAACCGTAGTTGCTTCAACCACTGCTTCACTATCCCCCGCTTCTTGTGCATCTTTTAAAAGTCTTTTTGCTCCTTCAATTTCAGATTGTACCCTGTTATCGTACTCTTTGAAAAGCGAAGTATCAGAATTTTTTAATTTTTCTTTTAAACTAGTCGCTGTTTGATTAACACTTTGAGCGTAATTAACAGCTTCATCTCGCTGTCTTTCTGCTTCTCGCATCTTATAAGTTAACTTATCGATACGTTTTTGCACTGAATCAGAAATAGTATCTAATTCATCTTTTACTTCTTCTACAACAGCTTCTTCGACTACTTCGTCTTTAATCGAATCGTCTACGTCTGCTGCGTGTATATCAACTTCCCCTTCGGGTAATTCTAATTCTATTTTTTCGGCTTCGTTATTTTGCATGAGTCCTCCTCAAGTTTGTTATGATAAAATTGCTTCTGGGTCATCGATACAAGCTAAAATTTCGTCATCATTTAAAAGACGCATATCGCCACCTTCTATTTGAAAACGAGCTCCAGCATATCGACCGAAGATAACCCAATCACCTTCTTTACACCAAGCTCCTTCAGGAAACTTATGTGGGTCACTATAAGCATCAGGTCCTGTAGCTACTACATAACCAACAACAGTTGCTAACCTTTCCTTATCAACGGTTTGTTTTGCTAAATGAATTCCACCTTTTGTTACTGAAGATTGTGTAAAAGGTAATATTAAAATTCTATACCCTGTTGGACGTGGTAAAGAACTTGCATGAGAGTCTATATTTTCAGGAGTAATTGTTGGTTCTATTGCTTCTTCTGCTTTAGCCCCATTACTACCAAAATTATCTACTCTATCTGGAACAGTTGTTGTTTCGACATTATTAGTCATTTGCATCCTCCATATTAGAATGTAAAGTTTGAATTTCCTGTTCAGAAAAACTCAAACCTGCTATTTCACCGACTATCCTTTGGTATTGTTCAAAATTCTCAACACTTCCAGAAGCCAATGTTTGCATGAGAGCTTCTTTCCTCTCACGATATTTACGAAGCAAATGCTCCGTTGCTAAGATATAGTCCATTAATTATTTAATAGAACGATACCAAAGAAGTCCTTTTGTCTGTCCATAAGCCGCTTTTACTTTAGCTTCTTCAGGTTTGTCTAAGCATTCACCTGCTTGAACAGATTGTGTTTTTGTTGTATCCTCTACGCTAGGAAAACTAGGAGACGCCTTTGTTTTCTTAGGTGATGGTGAAGGATATTTATCGTTATCGTAATAATCTCGCATTATTTTTCTCCGTTTTGTTTTCGAGTTTCTCGAACTGTTTTAACTAATTCCGTATAGTTCTTTTCTGCATCAACTTTAGCTCTTTGCTCTAGTTCTTGCAATTCTATTGCGGCTTTAGTATCTTGTACACGTAAATCAGCTTCGATCTTCTCACGTTTAATTTGTGCGTCTAGTTCAGCTTTCATTGCGGCTAGTTGTGCATCTCTTTGATCGTCGCCTTCTTTTTGCATCAACTGCTCTCTTTCAAGCTGTAGTTGTTGTTCGAACATCTGTCTTTGTGGATCTGGTGTTTGCATTGCTGCTGCCATCGCTTGTGCTTGACCTGTAACTTGTTGTGTTGCCGCTTGTGCCATTAATGCAATCTCATTCATCATTTCAGGTGGCATTTGTCCTGCTTGTATTTCTGGTAACGGTTGTCCCATCGCTTGTTCTATTTGCAGTTTATATAACATCGCTTGGTGTTCTTGTATATTTGCACCTATTGCTTGTGAAGCTACTGGATTTTGTTGGACCATAGGATTTTGCATAAACGCACTATGTGCTGCTATATAGGCTTCGTGGTTTTGAAACTCGTAAGCTCTAATAGGTGTTCCTGTTAAAACTGCTTGTTGTTCACTAATAGGATCACGTGCAGGTACTTCTTGTTCAGGTGGTAGTTATGCATCAATATCTTTTATGTTCAACGC